TGGCTGACGAGTATCAGACGCTGATGACACAGATCCGAGACGAGCTTGGTAGGATCGCTAATCACTGTCTTGGGGTTTATCGTAGTCTTGGTAAGCACTACTACGACGCGTATAAGCCCCAAGACATGATGATGAAGACGAATGTGATGTATAACTTTGTCGAGGAGAACTACCTACTCTTCAAGACAGAGGAGTTCATCAGTCTCACGATGGCGTACAAGCTGTATAAGGAGTACTGTAGTGATAGCAATATCCCGTACACGAAGAGCCGATACCAGTTCCGGGAAGAGCTCAAGGATTATTTCGATCACTTCGATGAGCGACGACAGTTTGGGGGCGATCGACTACGCAATGTATATTCCGGCTTCCGAGATCACCTACTGGATCCTGCCGAACTCGAAGCTTCTCCAGAGGAACCATATTCACTCGACCTGGATTCTTCCGAATCCTTACTCGATGGGATTCTCGCTGACTGCCCAGCTCAAAGAGCAGGAGATCATGGGACTCCGCAGTTCCGATGGGCAAACGTTCGAACCACTCTTCGTGAGATAGACACCCATGAAGTCCACTACGTCAAAGTCCCCGAGAACCACATCGTCATCGACTTTGATATCAAGCAGGACGGTCGGAAGGACCTTAATCGAAACCTTCAGGCCGCCTCAGAATGGCCCCCTACCTACGCCGAGACCAGTCAAGGTGGTAATGGAGTTCATCTCCACTACATCTACGACGGAGATCCTTCCGAACTGGCAAGGCTCTACGACGAAGACATTGAGATCAAGGTCTTCACGGGTGATTCCTCTCTGAGGAGAAAGGTCACCCACTGCAACAATATTCCGGTGGCTCATATTTCTGAGGGGCTGCCGTTTAAGGAGAAGAAAGTGATCAACAAGACCACCATGACCAACGAGAAGAAGGTCAGGGAGCTTATTGAGCGCAACCTTCGGAAGGAGATCCATCCCTCGACCAAGCCCTCGGTCGATTTCATTGCCAAGATCCTCCGTGACGCCAAGGAACAGGGGATGGTGTATGACGTCAAGGACCTGAAGCCTCGTGTGCTGGCATTCGCTATGAACTCGACGCACCAGTCTGAGGCAGCCATCAAGACCGTGATGGAGATGCCCTTCACCAACGAGGATCCTGAGGAGAAGACCGTTGGCTTCCCAACTGGCGAGCTTGTCTTCTTCGACTGTGAGGTATTTCCTAACCTGTTCCTCGTTAACTGGAAGGTGAAGGGTAACCCGACGGTACATCGGATGATTAACCCCACCCCCGAGGAGATCGAGGCCCTCTGTGAGATGCGACTTGTCGGCTTCAACTGCCGGAAGTACGACAACCATATTCTCTATGCTCGTACACTGGGGTTCAACAACGCCAAGCTGTACGACTTGAGCAAGAGGATCATCGAGAACAGCGTCACTGCGGGTTTCGTCGAGGCCTACAACCTGTCCTACACTGATGTGTACGACTTCGCAGCCACCAAGATGTCTCTCAAGAAGTGGGAGATCGAGCTTGGGCTACACCACCAGGAGCTCGGGCTTCCTTGGGACGAGAATGTTCCCGAGGATCGCTGGGAGGAAGTTGCGGCTTACTGCGATAACGATGTTATTGCTACCGAGGAAGTCTTCAACCACCTCCACGCGGACTGGCAGGCCCGCCTTATGCTTGCCGAGCTTTCTGGTCTGACTCCTAATGACACGACCAACAAGCACAGTCAGTACATCATCTTCGGAAAGAACAGGAACCCCCAGAGTGAGTTCGTTTACACCGATCTCAGTGAGCAATTCCCTGGCTATCAGTACGCTTTCGGCAAGTCTACCTATCGTGGGGAGGAGGTCGGTGAGGGCGGATACGTCCACGCCGAGCCAGGAATCTACGTCGACGTCGCACTTCTCGACGTTGCGAGCATGCATCCCACTTCAATCGAGTGTCTCAACCTCTTCGGAGACCGATACACTAAGCGTTTCAGCGAGATCAAGCAAGCCCGAGTAGCAATCAAGCACCATGACGACAAGCTAGCCGGATCTCTTCTGGACGGAGCACTCAAACCATTCCTCGAAGAGGGAGTCGACTATGAGGCACTGGCCTTCGCTCTCAAGATCGTCATCAACTCTGTGTACGGTCTCACTGCAGCGAAGTTCCCCAATGCTTTCAAGGACCCCCGGAACGTCGACAACATTGTCGCCAAGCGTGGCGCACTATTCATGGTGGATCTGAAGCACTTCGTCCAGGAGCAGGGGTTCGACGTTGCGCACATCAAGACCGACTCGATCAAGATCCCGAGGGCCACTCCCGAGATCATCGAGAAGGTTATGGAGTTCGGCAAGAAGTACGGCTACACCTTCGAGCACGAGGCTACTTACGATCGTATGTGTCTCGTGAACAAGGCCGTCTATGTCGACTACGAGGATGGAAAGTGGAGTGCCACTGGTGCCCAGTTCCAGCACCCCTACGTCTTCAAAGAGCTCTTCTCAAAGGAGGAGCTGGATATTCGAGACGTAGCGGAGACCAAGAGCGTTACCACCGCTCTGTACCTCAACAACGGAACAGAAGAGAAGCCAGAGATGGAGTTCGTCGGTAAGACCGGCGCCTTCGTCCCCGTGAACCGTGGAGGCGGGATTCTTCTCCGCGAGAAAGATGGTAATTACCATGCCGCATCAGGCAGTACCGGTCACAGGTGGGTACAGTTCGAATCGTTCAAGGAAGCCCACGCAGACGACTGGAAGGAGTGGGTCGACTGGAGTTACTTCGAGGGTCTTGCTGACGATGCAAAGGCTGCGGTGGGAGAATTCGGCGACTTCGAGGCCTTCACCCTTGGAGCTTGAGCCGTATATTTGGAACGGGGATAACGATGGCTGAGTACGAGAACCAGTGGGGTCCGTATAAAGAGCACTCGATTGAGAAGGATCGAGACCCGGTTCTTGACGATCCGATCATCTACGGAGTCAACATCAAGCACTTCACAGTGACTGTATATTCTCAGGATGGGCGAGTCAATAAGTATTGGAATGCCCGCATCCTCAAGGATGACCTGGGGTACTGTCGAATCGCCTGTCCCCGAGACGGCAAGATCCTGTGCTTTAACTGGGTACACTGGACTGCGTACATGTTTACCCATGACGGCCTGAACGAGCTGGTATTCATGCCTGGCTCGAGCAGGAAGACGATTTCCCGACTGTACTATGAGGAGGTGAAGTGATATGTGTGGACGTTGGATGTGGACGTGGTCTCGCTGGCATGGTTGGACCCGGATTCACGTACAGGATGCCAACTGCTTCCGGTACAACTACACCTGATGTGTAAAAGCCCCCGGGTCTGTAAAAGGGCCCGGGGGTCCGCGTCAGAAACTAAGGGTAATATGAGACCCCTCTACTCGAAAGGAATACTCATGCTGCCCGTTGCTAAGACCGTCATCACCGGACTCTCCTCCCTTGGAGCTGGTATGATTGCTAGTAGCCTTCTCCAGCCATTCTACAAGAACGCAAATGGAATCCAAAAGATTATCCTTTGGTTCGGTGGATATGGCCTGGGGGTTGCTGCTGGTAGTCTCGTCCAGCGCGAAGTTGGAAAGCAGTTCGATGAAGTGGTTGCTGCCGTTAAGGAAGCTCGAGACCACATCGAGATCGAAGACTGATCTCAAACCCTATATCCCTAACCTGGGATATAGGTCTTTCTGAAAGGAGCACACATGCCAGGAAAGATTGTCGCCCACGATACCCATCTTCGAATCGATACCGAGTTCATCGAGCTCAAGGACTGCTTTGAGGCATTCCGAAGAGGAGTGGAGTATCGGGAGAAGAATGACGTTGACGATATTCTCGTCATCTGCAACGCCCCCGACATCATTGAGTACCAGCTCAAGAACGGGGACAGCTTCATCGTCACCTATGATCCTATCCATCGGATCATCGTGATGCGGGTATTCCTCCACGACGAGGACATCACCGTCAAGCCCATCTATATTTACAACAACCGTGAGTACCAGATCGCCTGTGAGTTCCTAAGGCAGGTAATGCACGACAAGATCGACCTTAAGGACGAGTGGATCGCATGAGCAAGAAGAACCCCAGTGTCATTGACTACTTCGACCTCAATGGTGACCTGAATGAGGAAGCACACGAGTTCGAGGAGGTCAAGCTCGAGGACTATATTGACAAGCGAAGTAATGTCAAGCCCTCTTGGATCGGTAAGTACAGCCACCAGATGCACTTCGATCTTCCGGATGACACGGAGGTCAGCTTCTACAAGGGGCTGAACATCGTCTACGCGGATATCAACTTCGCAGGTGGAATCCGTACTATCCTGTTCAAGTGCCGTCAGAAGAAGAACCTCACCCGATTCATTTCCCGAGTGCTTGAGATTGCACAGAGAGATCCTTCAAACGTCCACCCTGATTTCCGCGCCTGATATTTAAGGAGAACACAATGGCACGACTGAACAACCTTACGATCGAGAACGCCCGAATCTTCTTCAAGGACTTCTCCGCCGCTGGTCCTTATGCCGGTGGTACGAAGCGCACCTTCTGCGTAGAGATCCCAGAGGACATGGTGGAGCAGCTCGAGCGAGATGGGTGGAACCTGAAGTCCCGGGAGTCTCGGAATGACCCGGATGCCCTCACTCACTATCTCAAGGTGGAGGTGTCCTACCGGGCTCGTCCTCCGAAGATCGTTTGTATCCCGGACATCACCAAGCGCCGGGTGTATATCACCGAGCAGACTGTCGACTCTCTGGACTACGTTGAGATTCTGAACGTGGACCTCACGATCAATCCCTATGTCTGGGAGGTCAACGGTAACTCCGGCGTGAAGGCATATTTGGGTACAATGTATGTCACTATCGCTGAGGACCCGCTGGACGCCAAGTACGAGGAAGGCGAGGAGGTGGCTGCCTGATGCGACGCTACGGATTCTTCAACTTCCTGTTTGATGTATTCATGGTCTCGGTGACCGGAGGATTCTGGCTGATCTGGATCTTCATTCGGGAGATGCGGCGAGGCTGATTTTATACCCCGGGGTCTGTAAAAGGGCCCCGGGGTCCCCCACTCATAGAAAGGACACACGTGGCTAGCCGACTTATCGTCAGTGCTGATGATATTCTGAAGGCGGTCAAGGAATCCGAGGAGTTCGAGAAGAAGGCCCTCTCTGAGGCTCGTAAGCGAGATCGAGCTGAGGGCAAGGAACCTCGAGAGACTCTGTATCCAAACCCGGATCTTAAGCCTGGTCGAGAGATCGTGCTCGACTACATCAAGAACCCTGAGCGTCGACGTACGCCACGGTGTTCCGTTCACCTTGAGAAGCGGACTGCGAACAACAGCTATCGGTTTATCGTAGACGTGTCTCAGATAAGGAATCGAGAGCTTGCAGATGAGATAGAGAAGGATCTCTTCGCATTCATGGACTACCTTCTCGACGAGTACGATATTCCACGACGCATTAAAAGGAGCGCAAAATGATCACTCTTATCAAGGTTGACGAGGGCCCCGTCGACATCTACGAGCTTCGTATGCAGTACCTTGCTAAGCTCAAGCAGACGGACGGGGTCATGCTTCCCACGTTCATCTACCGGAACAAGGACCTCTTCGTCACTGAGTTCAAGCCCACTTGCGATGACCAGTGGATCATGTACATGACGAACGCTGAGGGTCTCATCACCAAGATGCGGATCAAGAACGGCGACCTGATGAGCAATGGGTCAGTTCTGTTCCTTGCCGAGGAGCAGAAGACATACAACGCCAAGGAGTACTACGATTACTGGACTGCTCGTGAGGGTAAGCCCGCTCCGTTCTTCTACGAGTCCCGGCAGTACCACGTGAAGTCCTTCATGCGGGTTCCTGGCTCGACTGATCTGTGGATCACCGCTGAGCGAGAGACGGGGCACTGGTACACCTTCCGCATGTCGGACGACCAGAAGTCCAAGTTCACTCGCCACACTATGACTAACGAGAAGGGACACCAGAGTTACGACTGGGTCCTCGAGAATGTCGAGTGGGCCGCCGACACGATCCGTTATTTCTGAGGAGGATACGATGGAACTCACTGACGGCGGATGGTACAAGACCCCTCGTATTATCAAGGGGGAGGACTTTCTTGCACATATCCATGACACATACGCATCTGGGAATGCTATGTATGTGGAGTTCAAAGCGTCCGAGGGAGAGGTACGCATCCTTGAGTACCGGCAACTCTACGGCGTAGATACCGAAAACGCGGTTCTGTTTACCATCAATACGTACCCTCAAGAGAGCATCATCCTCAAGAACATTGAGGAGTACGAGTTCATCCAGTACCGACCCCAGCAAGCATGGAAGGCAATTCACATGGGAAGCACCAAGCGATTCAACCTCGAGCAGTTTGATCAGCTCTGGCTCGACCAGACATTCCAGAAGCTGCACCCGATTATCGTCAACCACGACGGCAAGTTCTGGCACGTGATGGGGCTGAAGCTAGACGTGGACGCAGATGGCTCGTTCTGGGGGTTATATCTCAAGCGTCAGGACAGCGACTTCATGAAGGAGATTCGCATGCCTCTGACTCAGAAGTTCATCTACAACCCCATCTCGGGTTCCTGGTCTCTTGACGACCCGACTCAGGAGATCAAGGACCTCGAGGAGATCAAACAGGCTCTCCGAGCCGACGCTATCCTGGATGTGACAGTCTCGGGTGTCCCGATGCGTCTTATCCGAGTTCAGGAGATCGCGAAGGGTGTCCTTTTCTTCGTCTTCCAGGACGAGGAGAAGAACAAGCGGTACTACTACAACCGCCCGGCAATCAAGCTCCGTATCGTTACGGACTCGGAGACGGGCGAGCAGAAGTACCTCCTGGACCACATCAAGGCCATGCACATTGACTGAGCGCTGGCGAAATCTACCCCACCCCTACTCAAGGTATGAGGCATCTGATCTCGGTCGGGTGCGTAATATCTCGAGTGGGCGAGTTCTTCGGATCCAGAAGTGCTCAGACGGTGCTCCCGGGTTCTCCCTATACCGCGATGACTCAGGTAAGCAGACCATGGTTCGCTGTGGTGTGACTATCTGGCGTGCGTTCAACGGAGAGCCCGGGAGGGGCAACTATGTCATACACTTGAATGGTGACATGGCTAATGCCCGTCTCGAGAACCTGGATCTCGTTTCGTACTCGGCATACCGACAGGCCTGGTATGACGACTACAACGCTCTGATGGATGCTCTCTTCGAAGAGACCCAGTCTGAGTTCGATGACTACATCTTCGGCTCATGTACTGAGTCGGAGGCGGATAGAAGGGTTCGCTTTGGCGGCTGAGAACTGGAAGACGATCCCCGGCCTCAATGATAAGTATGAGGTCTCGGATCTTGGGCGGGTTCGAAACAAGAACACCGGTCGTTTCCTGACACCCCGGTACAAGGATGGCTGCTATATGTACCGCATGGAGAAGCCCAGTGCTCACGGTAGGGAGCGCAAGGTCTACTCGGCAGCTGTACTTGTGTGGAGTCTGTTCGTCGACAAGATCCCGGATGGGTACTGGGTTCAGTACCGAGATGGAAACCGACGGAACCTCTCGGTTGACAACCTCTACCTGAAGTCCAACTCCGAGTTCCGCAAGGATGAGTATGAGGAGGGTCGTCTTGGGTTTCAGCTCGTGAGGTCCGAGTTCGACAAATGGATCTTCGGATCATGTCTCGAAAGGAGAACACACTAACCATGACAGTTACGTATCGCCCTGAGCAGATTCAGGCGGTGCGTCAACTGCAGAACGGCAGCATCTTGGCGGGTGGTGTTGGTTCGGGGAAGACCCTGACCAGCCTGGCGTGGTATCTCACGTCGGTTTGTAACGCCGCCTCGTTCAAGAAAGGGGGGTCCTTGGCTAAGAAGAAGGTCAATGGCTCCCCTATGCTGTATGTCATCACAACCGCTAAGAAGCGGGACTCCCTTGAGTGGGAGGAAGAAGCTGCGCGTCTCGGTCTGAGTACAGATCCTGAATGTAGTTTCACAGGTTCATCCATTGTGGTGGACTCGTGGAACAACATCGGGAAGTACTCGGATCGAGAACACGCGGTATTCTTTTTCGATGAGCAGCGTGCTTCCGGCAGTGGGCGCTGGGTCAAAGAGTTCCTCAAGATAACGAAGAAGAACACCTGGCTTCTGCTCTCAGCTACCCCTGGAGATGTCTGGATGGACTACCTCCCGGTATTCATGGCTCACGGATTCTTCAGGACTCGTACGGAGTTCATGGAGGATCATGTCATATTTGACCGCTTCGCAAAATACCCCAAGGTCAAACGATACATAGGGGAGGCGAAGCTGCAGCGACTTCGTCGGAGTATCCTTGTGGAGATGCCGGTGGAGCGACACACTACTCGTGAGAGGGAGACTGTCTACTGCGACTACGACCGTGACTTGTATAAGTGGGTCGTGAAGAACAGGATGGATCCCTGGACAGAGGAACCCCTTAGAGACGCAGGTGGGGTCTGCAGAATCTTGAGAAAGGTGGTCAGTGATAATGACTGGCGTTCAGAGCAAGCCAAGCGCATACTCTCAAGCAATGAGAGGGTTATCGTATTCTACAACTACAACTATGAACTCGATCGAATCCTTGCAATTGCGGAGAGCCTTGGACTGCCTACGGCGCAATGGAATGGACATCGGCACGATGCTATACCAGCAGAACCTCGATGGGTCTATATCTGTCAGTACACCTCGGCAGCAGAGGGATGGAACTGTACTAGTACCGATACGGTTCTCTTCTGGTCCCTCAACTATTCCTGGCGAGTGACGGAGCAGTGTGAGGGTCGAATCGACCGATTGAACACGCCATATTCTCGGTTGAAGTACTACTTTCTTGAGTCTCATTCCTCGATAGATGAGGCTGTTCGGCGGTCGCTGAGCTCGAAGAAGGTGTTCAACGAGAGGGTATTCGTCGGTTAGAATACGTGCGACGGGACACCAAGTGGCCACTAAGTGGCCATTTTTTTGACCATGTGGCCACTTTTTCGTGTTACGGGTGTTACTGATGTTACTCGTCACACGTATTGTGGCCAAAAAAGTGGCCACTTGGTGTCACACGTATTGTGGACTTTTCCTTGGAATTGCAACGAAAAGTCGGAAGTGGCCATTTTTTGTGAAATTTATTAATTGATTGATTGATTGATTTTTTTATATTATATAGAGTATAGAAAATCCTGGCCATTTTGACCACCCCACTAGTTTGAGGCGGTTTGATGATGTTTGATGATGTTTATCGATCGATTTTTCACATTAGTCACATCTGTAACAAAACCCCACCCATTCCAAGAATACCCCCTCTACAATACGTGTGACACCCCTTGTCGCAAACTACGCATATAATGATAAGAAGGATAGAAACAAGCCTATCCCTTCTTATAGGCTTACCCAGAGGAGCACACCATGCGTGAGTCGCAATTCCAAGCACAGCTCATTAAGAAGCTTAACAAGATGTTGCCTGGGATCATCATTCTTAAAAATGACCCCAACTACATTCAAGGTATACCCGACTTGATTCTTCTCTATAAGAATCGTTGGGCAGCCCTTGAGGTGAAGCGAGGCGCCATTGCCTCAGTCCGTCCGAACCAGGCACACTATGTTCGGACAATGCATGCGATGTCGTATGCCGCATTCATCTACCCTGAGAACGAGAGCGAGATCCTCAGTGAAGTTCAACAATCACTCACAGCTTAGTGGGGCCCACGCATTCCTTTCCGCCAGTAAGTATCACTGGCTCAACTACTCTCCCGACAAACTGATCGAGACATTCCGAACCGCCCAGGCTGCCGCAAAGGGCACCCGTCTTCACGAGCTCGCCGCTGAGCACATTCGTTTGAAGATGCGTATGCCTCGAAACAAGGTGACATTCAACAACTATGTTAACGATGCTATTGGGTTTCGGATGGAGCCGGAGCAAGTACTGTTTTACTCGGTCAACTGCTTTGGCACTGCTGACGCTATCTCCTTTGACAAGGGCCTGCTTCGCATCCACGATCTGAAGACTGGCGTTCACCCCGCCAAGATTGATCAGCTCATGATCTACGCGGCACTCTTCTGCCTCGAGTATGATGAGCGTCCTGGGGCTATCAACTATGAGCTCCGTATCTACCAGAATGACGATATTCAGGTAGCAAACCCTGAGGGCGACGATATCGCCCCAATTATGGACACCATCATCCAATTCGACAAGCTGATCGAGAAGATCAAGGAAGAGGAGGCCTAATGGATCTCGCCCACTATGGTGTTAAGCGCCGTTCCGGGCGCTATCCTTGGGGTTCTGGACAGGACCCGCACCAGCACTCTGGTGACCTACTCTCAACCATCAAGGACCTCAAGGCGAAGGGTCTCTCTGAGACTGAGATCGCCAAGGGTCTTGGAATGACCACCACCCAGCTTCGAGCCCAGAAGTCCATTGCTAAGAACGAGAAGCGTAAGGCTGACGTTGCAATGGTTGCCCGGCTCAAGGAAAAGGGGATGTCCAACACGGCCATTGGTCGTCGTATGGGCATCAATGAGTCCTCCGTTCGAGCGCTTTTAGACCCCACCCTCAAAGAAAGGGCGGGGAGCACCGAAGCACTGGCTAAGGAGCTCAAGAAGCAGGTTGGTAAGGACGGTCTCCTTGACGTCGGACTCGGCGTTGAGGTCAACATGGGTGTTACGAGCACCAAGATGAAGACCGCAACCGCCATGCTCGAGGCTGAGGGCTATCACGTCCACAAGGTGAAGGTCCAGCAGCAGACGACTGGCAAATTCACCGAAATGAAGGTCCTGGTGCCTCCGGGCATGGACTACAAGACGGTTCTGGCCAAGCGGGGCGAAATTAAAGCCCCCGGTGTCAATATTGAGGACCGGGGTCGTACCGTGTACGGTATCGAGAAGCCCACTGCAGTTTCCAGCAAGCGACTGAAGGTTCGCTATGGAAACGAGGGTGGTACCGATATGGACGGCGTTATTGAGGTTCGACGAGGAGTCAAAGACCTCTCCCTCGGTGGCTCAAACTATGCCCAGGTTCGTATCTCTGTCGATGGTACGCACTACCTCAAGGGTATGGCGATGTACTCGGATGACATTCCTAAGGGATATGATCTCCGGTTCAACACCAACAAGAACCCCACTGGTAATAAGCTTGACGCCCTCAAGAAGCAGACTGGCGACCCCTCGAACCCGTTCGGTTCGGTAATTCGCAAGCAGCTTCACTACACTGATGCCCACGGCAAGAAGAAGCTGTCGGCGATGAATATCGTCAACGATGAAGGTACTTGGGGTGATTGGTCTAAGACCTTAAGCTCCCAGTTCCTCTCGAAGCAGCCCGTCTCTCTTGCTAAGCAGCAGCTGCAGAAGGTTCGAGACAAGCGCCGTGCCGAGTTCGAAGAGATTATGGCCCTCACTAATCCCTCCGTCAAGAAGAAACTGTTGCAGTCTTTTGCAGACTCAGTGGACTCTGACGCCGTGGATCTGAAGGCCGCTGCTCTTCCTCGACAGGCCAGCCAGGTCATCCTTCCCGTCCCCAAGATGAAGACCACGGAGGTTTACGCCCCCAACTTCAAACATGGGGAGAAGGTTGTTCTTGTTCGTCACCCTCATGGTGGACGATTCGAGATCCCAGAACTGACAGTCAACAATAAAAACCCCCATGCCAGAAAAGCCATAGGGACTAAGGTTAAGGATGCTATCGGTATCCACCCCAAGGTCGCTGAGCGTTTGTCTGGTGCGGACTTTGATGGTGACTCAGTTCTCTGCATTCCCAACAATAGCGGAAAGGTCAAGACCTCTCATGCTCTGAAGGGCCTGAAGGATTTCGATCCCAAGGTTATGTATCCTGCCTACCCCGGAATGACGCCCATGACTTCTAAGCAGAAGCAGATGAAGATGGGTGAGGTCTCAAACCTAATCACCGACATGACTATCGGTGGTGCAAACCAGGCTGAGATTGCCCGGGCCGTTAGGCACTCCATGGTTGTGATTGATGCCGAGAAGCACAAGCTCAACTATAAGCAGTCCGAGATTGACAACGGTATTGCCGCCCTCAAGAAGAAGTACCAGGGTAAGGCAAATGCTGGGGCGTCCACTCTCATTAGTCGTGCCTCATCTGAGAAACGGATCCCTGAGAGAAAAGCCCGGTCCGCTTCAAAGGGTGGGCCCATTGACAAGAAGACTGGACGCAAGGTCTATGAAGAGACTGGGGCTACTTATGTAGACAAGCATGGTAAGACTGTGCTTCGTACTGAGAAGTCCACTAAGTTGGCAGAGACCCATGATGCATACTCCCTCGTTTCTAAGAACGGGAGTGCTATCGAAACGGTCTATGCCAATCACTCTAACGAACTGAAGGCTATGGCTAACGAAGCCCGTAAGGCTACGCTTGCTATCCCCTCTGTTCGAAAGAACCCCCAGGCTGCAAAGACCTATGCCCCCGAGGTTAAGTCCCTCAAGGCCAAAGTAAACGAGGCCCTCAGGAATAAACCCAGGGAAAGGCAGGCTCAGGTCCTAGCTGACGCAGTCATTAGGGCTAAGAAGCAAGCTGATCCAACTCTTGCCAATGATAAAGAGCGTCTCCAGAAAGCCCGGCGCCAGGCTTTAGCCGAGGCCCGTCAAAGAACGGGGGCTGGTAAGAAGCCTTTCGCTATCACTCCTCGAGAGTGGCAGGCTATCCAGGAAGGTGCTGTATCACAGGCTGCACTGAACAAGGTTCTTGAACTTGCTGATGAATCAGTAGTAAGGGAACTGGCTACACCTAGGTCGCAGCCTAAGGTATCGTCTAGCATGGTGTCCAGAGCCAAGGCTATGAGTAGTAGAGGTAAGACTGCTGCTGAGATTGCTGAAGCTTTGGGAATCTCTACAACATCTGTTCACCGTGCTCTAGAGGAGGGCTGACCACACCATGGTACACACCCTCTCACAGGGCCTCTCTAAGGAGGTCTACTATGGCTAGGATGCTGTCTACTACCGACAATCCTTACGATCCAAGAACTTCATGGGACGAATGGTTTGCTTTTGACACTGCCCATGGCTACGGTACATGTGGCCTCCTGGCCAGGCTGTGCACATCAAGCGATTCGTTAAGTGAAGAACTTGAAATCGAAGAAATTGAAAATGCAATTGATCGAATTCTCAATCTTGATGGAACAAATTTCTATCAAACTTTCGAGATCGATGATTGAAAAATAAAAATTTCTTCGTCGACCCGGGGGAGGGGGGTCTCGCATTTAGGCCCCCCACCCTCATCGCCGCCCCCTCCATATTTTCCCCGGAGGGATATTTGGAAAGCCAATTGGGGACTAGGTTCTAGGGCCCACAGGAAGTTTCTCGTGTGCTCCTTTCTTCCTGCTGGTCTCGCTCACAACGGGCCCTAGAATCTAGCCCTCAATTGGCCCCAAACGCCCTCTATCTAAGGAGCAACTATGGGTAAAAGGGCCGCAACACCCTCTAAACCAGCTCGAACTGTGGAACAACGAGAGGCGCAGATGATCAATCTTGCGCTTGAACTCGCTGAGAAGCAGCTTCGGGAGGGTACAGCACCGGCAACCACGGTGAACCACTACCTCAAGCTCGCATCCACAAGAGAACAGCTGGAGGTAGAGAAGCTGAGGAACGAAACAGCACTCCTCGAGGCGAAGAAGACGGCACTAGTCAGTGCTGAGCAAGCCGAGAAGATTGCCAAAGAAGCCATCGAAGCCTTCCGTACATACTCTGGAGCGGGAGATGTTACGAACGTATACTGAACTGGCGCGCCTCGAGACCTTTGAGGAGCGGTTTGACTACCTGGCTCTCACCGGGCAAGTCGGTACAGCCACGTTTGGCTTCGATCGTTACCTGAACCAGCGATTCTACACCTCGACGGAGTGGAAGAAGGTCAGGAACTTTGTTCTGGCTCGAGATGAAGCCTGTGACCTCGGGATTGAGGGACTTGATATCCGATACATGCCGCTAATCCACCACATGAATCCGATTCAGCCCAAAGATCTCGAGGAATTCAATCCAGACATCCTCGAGCCAGAGTTTCTCATCACCACAACCAAGAATACCCACAACGCGATACACTTTGGAGACCGATCGAGGTTGACACCACGAGTTGTTGAGCGTCAACCGAACGACCAGTGTCCTTGGAGGCTCTAATGGGGACCATTCTTGAAGATACCAAGAAGGCAATCGGCATTATGCCGGGATATAATGTCTTCGACGACCAGATCCTCATGCACATTAACACCGCACGGATGGATCTCGCACAATTGGGGCCAAAATGTGATGTCCCAATTGAGAAAGATACGGCCTGGACCGTCTTCGACCAGATCGACGACGAGGCTGCAATCAAGTCTTACATCGCCATGAAGGTTAAGCTGTTCTTCGACCCGCCGGGGAACTCCTTCTTGGTATCGGCATACCAGAAGCTGATCGAGGAGGCAGCATGGCGACTGATCTATCAGACCGAGGGGAAGCAGAGGTAGAAGACCTCGTCCACCACGGCGTAAAGGGCCAGCGATGGGGCGTCATTCGTAAGAAGGCGTCTGCCGGCCGAAGGGCCACTGTCAAGGCCCTCCAGAAGAGTGGCCGATTCACGGCTAACGCAACCAAGACGACTATCAAGACTGCTCGAACTGGAGCGTCTAAGGTACAGAAGGCTAAGCAAGCCCATGACCAGCGAGTTGCCGGAAAGAAGCAGGCAAAGGCCGACGCCAAGGCCCGAAAGAAGTTCGCAAACCGCGGATACAAGAAGATCAGCGACACTGAGCTCCAATCTCGAATTAAGCGGCTGGAGCAAGAGAAACGCTATCGGGAGCTCAAGGCCGATCGCCACCTGGTTCGAGGTCGTGAGGTCACTCGGTCGATCCTCGAGAACTCTCTGACTAAGGCTGGTACATACGCCGGTACGAAGCTTATGAAGTCTGCATTTGATAATGCCTTCGACGCTGGGAAGGGCGGTAAATCCACGGCCGAGACCCTTAAGAAGGCGGCAGAGAAGGCCAAGGAAGCCGCTGAGGCTGCCTCCGTTGTCGCGGAAGAGGCTAAGGTTGAGTATCGGTCGACTGGCGGACCTACTAAGGTCAAGGGTCCGGCTCTTCCAAAGAGTAAGATTCCGAAGCAGATCGAGAAGCCGAAGTCATACAAGCAGACTAAGCCCTCCCCCAAGAAGAAGCGTTACCCGCGCAACCCTGGGAGTACAGCTAAGTAATGCTCTCAAACACCGCAGTACCAAAATACTACGGGCAGTTTCGAGATGCAGTCATCCGAGGCGAGATTCCGGTATGCGAAGAAATCTCATGTGAGATGAATCGCATCGATGCTCTCATCGCAAACCCGGAATACTACTACGATGACAAGGCTGTAGAGGGCTTCATCGCTTACTGCGAGAACGAGCTCACGCTGTCCGACGGAGCCGACCTCCATCTTCTTGACAGCTTCAAGCTCTGGGCCGAACAGCTCCTTGGCTGGTACTACTTCGAGGATCGTCAGGTCTTCGTCCCATATGAGGACGGAGTCGGCGGTCGATACGAGACCAAAACAGTAAAGAAGCGCCTAACAATCAAGCAGTATCTGATCGTTGCTCGTGGAGCAGCAAAGTCGATGTATATGTCGCTCATCCAGAACTACTTCATGGTGATTGACACTACTACGACACATCAGATCGCTACGGCTCCGACCATGAAGCAGGCTGAAGAGGTGATGGGTCCATTCCGGACCGCTATCACCCGTGCCCGAGGTCCGCTGTATAAGTTCCTGACTGAGGGATCCATTCAAAATACAACCGGTGCGAGAGCTAACCGCCAGAAGCTGGTTGCTACGAAGAAAGGTGTGGAGAACTTCCTCACCGGATCCCTCCTCGAGGTTCGTCCAATGTCCATCGACAAGCTTCAGGGTCTACGACCCAAGGTTTGTACGGTGGATGAGTGGCTATCCGGAGACATTCGTGAGGACGTTGTCGGTGCGCTCGAACAGGGTGCCTCGAAGATTGATGACCCGGTCATTCTGGCCGTCTCATCTGAAGGAACCATCCGCAATGCGGTGGGCGACACCATGAAGATGGAGTTGCTCAAAATCCTGAAGGGCGAGTACATCGCCCCTCACATCTCAATTTTCTACTACCGCCTTGACGACATCAAGGAAGTAGCAGATCCTGCTATGTGGGTAAAAGCCCAGCCGAACATCGGCATCACTGTCTCTTATGATCGGTATCAGCAGGACGTCGAGCGAATGGAACAAGCCCCGGCCGCTCGAAACGACATCCTCGCCAAGAGGTTCGGTATCCCCATGGAGGGATACACGTACTTCTTCACCTACGAGGAGACAATCCCGCACAGGAAGAACACGTTCTGGAACATGCAGTGCGCTATGGGCGCCGACTTGTCCCAGGGCGATGACTTCTGTGCATTCACCTTCCTATTTCCACTGAGGAATCAGGCTTTCGGCGTAAAGACACTGGCATACATCTCTGAGCTGACGCTCATGAAGTTGCCGGGCGCTTTGCGTCAAAAGTATGACGAGTTCATCCAAGAAGGAAGCCTCCGAGTTATGGAGGGTACCGTCCTGGATATGATGGAGGTCTATGAAGATCTGGACCTCTACATCGACGAACAGAAGTACGACGTCTCGGCGTTTGGGTTCGACCCGTACAATGCCAAGGAGTTCGTAACCCGGTGGGAACAGGAGAACGGCCCGTATGGTATTGAGAAGGTCATTCAGGGAGCTAGGACGGAATCGGTCCCCCTCGGGGAGCTGAAGAAGCTGGCCTCCGAGCGACTTCTCATCTTCGACCAGGAACTCATGTCTTTTACCATGGGTAACTGCGTAACGCTTGAGGATACCAACGGAAACCGGAAGCTGCTGAAGAAACGCTCGGAAGAGAAGATCGACTCAGTGGCTGCTCTGATGGATGCCTTCGTGGCATACAAGATCAACAAGGAGGCATTCGAATGAGCAAGGAGGTGAAATGGGTCTTAGTGATCGACTAGCTCACGCATGGAATGCGTTTTCAAAATCCCCGGACAAGAAGAACTTCACACCGGAGTACGGTTCGTGGACATTCGGTAATCCAAACCTGAATTACCGACCTGTCGTCGGCGACCAGACAATCGTCACGAGTATCTATAACCAGATTGCTATCGATGTATCGAATGTTCCTATTCGACACGTCAAGACTGACGATAATGGCAACCTCAAGAGCTACTACCGTAGCTACCTTGACGACTGTCTGTCTCTGAGCGCCAACATCGACCAGACCGGTCAGGGATTCTTCCAGGATTTGGTACTCACGCTCTTCGAAGAGGGCGCTGTAGCGATCGTTCCGGTAGATACAGATGTCAGCCCAGATTTGACTCAGGGCTATGACATCAAATCTATGCGAGTCGGTACAATCCTGAATTGGTATCCTCGCCATGTCCGGGTAGAGGTCTATAACGACCAGACTGGACAGCGAGAACAGCTGACTCTCGAGAAGGAGTTCGTTGCGGTCGTACAGAATCCTCTGTATAGTGTGATGAATGCTCCGAACTCTACGCTGCAGCGACTGACTCAGAAGCTCCATCTGTTGGATGCTATTGACAAGCAGTCTGGATCCGGTAAGCTGGACATCATCATTCAGCTTCCGTACGTCGTCAAGACTGAGCTTAAGAAGCAGCAGGCCGAGGCACGACGAAAGGCAATTGAGGAACAGCTCGCAGGGTCTCAGTACGGTATCGCCTACACCGATGGTGCAGAGCGAATCACTCAGCTGAACCGACCGTCCGAGAACAACCTCATGAGCCAGATTCAGTGGCTCACCACCCAGCTGTACAACCAGCTCGGAATGACCGAGGATGTCTTCACCGGCAAGGCCGATGCTCGACAGATGCTGAACTACCAGAACCGAACGGTTCGTCCAGTTCTGAAGGCGATCACGGATGCCATCACCAGGACTTTCCTCACCAAGACTGCCCGAACGCAGCGACAGCGGATCATGGCGATCGAGGATCCGTTCCTCAACGTTCCGCTGGAGGAGATGTCCAAGCTGGTCGACTCCGTCAAGCGCAATGAGATTGGTACTGCCAATGAGCTTCGACCGAAGTTCGGCTGGGCCCAGTCTGAAGACGAGACGGCAAATCAGTTGGTGAACTCCAACATCAATCCGATGGGCGAGGAACAGCCGCCTGGCGAAGAGCCGGTCGACGACGTCCCTGCATCGGAGGTACCAATTTCCGAACTGATGGAGAGTAGTCAAAATGGCAGTTAAGTGCGATTTCTCTGGCTACGCCACGAAGAACGATGTTCGGTGCTCGGATAACAAGGTAATCCGACACGGGGCTTTCGCGGCGTACGACGGGAAGACTGTACCTCTGGTCTGGCAGCACAAGCACGGCGACGTCGAGAACGTCCTCGGGCATGCCGACCTTGAGGTCCGTGAGGACGGCGTCTACGCCTACGCCCACCTCAACAATACCGATCGTGGCCGGACCGCTCGAGAGATGGTCAAGAACGGCGACATCAAGGCGATGAGTATCTACGCCACCCATGTTCGGGCTCGGGGCAACGACGTTGTCCACGGCGAGCTCGTCGAGGTGAGCCTGGTGCTCCGCGGCGCCAACCCGGGTGCCCTCATCGACCAGGTCTCCATCGAGCATGGCGACAACGGCGATGAGATCGAGGCTGTCATCTACACGGATGAGCAGCTGGACTTCGTTTCTCACGGCGATGACTTTGAGGACGAGGATGAGGACTTCGACGCGGAGGAGACGGATGACGTCGAGCACGCTGAGGAGGAGCCGGATGCCGATGAGGCTGAGGGCGACGAGGATGACCCGACACTCGGGGAGATCTTCGAAGGGATGACAGAGGAGCAGAAGACGGCGGTTTACGCCATCGTCGGGCAGCTCGTCGATTCCGTAGATGAAGAGGCGGAGGAGTCTGAGACTGAAGAGGTTGAGGACACCGCCCATTCCGACACAACTGAGGATACTATGGCTCACAAGAACGTGTTTGAGGGCTCCGCTACCACCGAGGAGCTCCCCGTCCTGACTCACGCCCAGGTCGAGACAATCTTCGAGGACGCTCGCTCCAGCGGCTCCCTGAAGCAGGCCATCCTGGCCCACGCCGACGCTTACGGCATTAAGCAGATCGAGACCCTCTTCCCGGAGGCCAAGGATCTGTGGAACCAGCCGGAGTTCATCAAGCGCAAGACCGATTGGGTCAACTCCGTCGTCGGTGCTGCCAAGCACTCGCCCTTCTCCCGTATTCGCACTCGCTTCGCCGACATCACGGCCGACGAGGCCCGTGCCCGAGGTTACATCAAGGGCAATAAGAAGGAAGACGAGGTCTTCACGTTGCTGCAGCGTGTCACCTCGCCGACCACCATCTACAAGAAGCAAAGGTTGGATAGGGATGACATCCTGGACATCACTGACTTTGATGTCGTCTCCTACATCCGTGGCGAGATGAAGATCATGCTTGAGGAGGAGCTCGGTCGAGCCGTCCTCATTGGTGATGGTCGCCAGGCTTCCTCCAAGGACAAGATCAAGGAGGACTGCATCCGCCCGATCTATAAGGAGGACAGCCTCTACGCTCCTCGCGTCGTCCTGGCCAAGGAGACCACCACCGAGGACGTCCTGGACTCCATTGTCCGCGCTATGGATGACTATGACGGCGCTGGCAACCCCACCTGGTTCGCCGAGCCCCACATGGTCACTGAGATCCTGCTGCTCAAGGACAAGATGGGTCACCGTCTGTTCCGCAGCGTCTCCGAGCTTGCTGACTACGTCGGCGTCTCGAAGATCGTCAAGGTCCCTCTGATGAAGGGTCTGCAGCGCTCCTCCACCAAGAACGGCACTGTCGACGCCCTCGGCATCATCGTCAATATGTCCGATTACACCATCGGTGCGGACAAGGGTGGTCAGCTCTTCGCGGCTGAGGACTTCGACATTAGCTTCAACCAGTACCACTACCTGCTGGAGACCCGTCTCTCCGGTGCGCTGACTCACCCGAAGTCGGCCATCATCGTTGAGCGGAAGACTGAGGCTGGTAACGTCGTCGCGGAGCCGTGATAGATGGCCAAATTCTTCGGTGAGATAGGATTTGCCACACAGGTCCAGACCGAGCCGGGAATTTGGGAAGACAAAATAGTCGAGAAGCAGTACTATGGCGACGTCTTCCGGGAAGCACGCCGCTTTGGTAGCAGCGATGAGATTCTGGGTAGTATCAACCTCAGTAACCAGATCAGCATTATCGCTGATGGATTTCTAACGGATAACATTCAGAATCTCAAGTACGTTCGCTGGATGGGGGGACTTTGGAAGATCTCCTATGTGGAGCTGAAGTTCCCCCGTCTGGTTCTCGAGTTGACGGGGGTGTATAATGGACCGACGGCTAGCTCTCCATGAGAAGCTGGTAGAGATCCTCGGGTCGGATAAGGTCTATTACCAACCACTCCCGTCGCTTAAGCTCTCGTATCCGTGCATCGTATACGAGCGGCATCCGGGTGATCCGATGTACGCGGACAACCTCAAGTATATCAAAGCAAACCGGTTCCAGGTTACTCTGATCGCCCGACATCCCGAGGACCCGACACGAACGAAGATCGAGGACCTTTTGTTCAGCCGCCATGAGTCTCGACTCGTAGCGGACAACCTCTATCACGACATCTTCGACGTCTACTATTAGGAGATAACATGGCTGCACTTGTCTGGGACAAGACTGGTGAGCGCCGTATTGAGACTGGTGTCGACCACTGTGCACTCTACGTGTACGACCCGGCTCAGAAGACGTACGGCAAGGGCGTTGCTTGGAATGGTATCACAGCCATCTCCGAGAAGCCCGAGGGCGCTGAGGCTACCGACCTTTACGCCGACAACATTCTGTACCTCTCGATGCTCTCGGCTGAGAAGCTGAAGGCCACCATCGAGGCCTACACCTACCCTGACGAGTTCGAGCAGTGTGACGGTTCCGCCACGCTGACGAAGGGCGTCAAGATCGGTCAGCAGGACCGACTCGCCTTCGGTCTCGTCTACCGCACCAAGATTGGTGACGACGTGGCTGGTCAGGACAAGGGCTACAAGCTCCACATCCTGTACGGCTGCAAGGCCTCTCCTTCCGAGAAGGGCTACAAGACCGTCAACGACTCTCCTGAGGCGATCTCCTTCTCTTGGGAGCTGTCCACCACGCCGGTCAATGTGTCCGGCGCCAAGCCGACCTCGCTGCTGACCATCTCGTCTCTCGACGTCGACGCCGGTAAGCTGAAGACCCTCGAGGCCAAGCTGTTCGGTTCCGACGCTGGTCAGGGTGTAGCTCAGGCTACTGAGCCCAAGCTCCTCCTGCCGGACGAGATCAAGGCTCACTTCGCAGGCTGATATACCACACCGGGGGCTCAGAGACCTAGACTCCTGGGCCCTCGGTGCCTGCAATGCTTATAGTTTCTATCCCGGATCTCGACGGGTTCAATGAGGAGACGGGTCAGTTCGTCTCCATGCCTGGCGGAGTCCTGCACCTGGAGCACAACCTGGTCGCGCTGTCAAAATGGGAGTCAATCACCCATAAACACCTTATTGGTAACGATAAAGTCACCCCTGAGGAGATGGCCCTCTACATCAAGTGTATGATCACTGATGAGGAGTATGACCCGTCGCTCCTGGGTAGGATCCCCCCATCTGAGGTTGATCGTATCAGTGCCTACATGGCCGATACGATGACCGCTACAACAGTCCGTGATACCGGCGATGGGTCTGGATCCGGCGAGTACACATCCTCCGAACTAATCTACTACTGGATGATCGCTTGCCAGATCCCATTCGAGTGCGAGACATGGCACATCAACCGACTACTCACACTCATTCGGGTCTGCAACCAAAAGAATCAGCCCGATAAGAAGATGTCCCAGTCCGAGATTATGGAACGGAACCGGGAACTCAACAGAGCCAGGCGAGCGAAGCTTGGCTCGAAGGGATAACAATGATCAGTCACGAAGACATTCCCGAGGAGGCGCTTGCTCCGCAGGCCCACATCGGAACTGATCCCATGGAGGACAAGGAGATTCACGTCTCCCAGACTACTGAGGTGATGAAGTGAGCGTCGCAGACAACGTACTCGCTCGCGCCGCAGCGAGGATTGGTTACTATGCACCAGACGACCCTCAGCCCGGATCCGAAGCTGGCCGATACTGGGCAGCTCGAACTGGTCAGCAGTGGCTTGCTGGACCGTCCGACTCTGTTTGGTGGTGCATGCTCTTCGTCAGCATGTGTCTGGACGAGTGCGGGCAGATTGACGCTATTGGAGGATTCTCCTTTAACACTGACTACACCGTCAACAAGGTCCGCCAGCACCCTGACGCTTACTTCGTATCAGTTTACGACGCCCGACCGGGCGATGTCGTCATCTACGACTGGGACGGCGGCGGCACGGACCACGTGGGCTTCGTCGAGAAGAACCTTGGCGGCGGCACGCTCCAGACGATCGAGGGCAACACCTCGTCTGGCAGCTACGGCTCTCAGTCTGCTGGGAACGGTGTTTGGCGGCGTGTCCGCAATCAGTCGATCGCTTATGTGATCCGGCCTGCGTATACTGACTCTCCGAGTAACACTGCTCCCGCTGGCCCTGCTGACATCCGTGCGCTGCAGCGTGCAGTCCGGGCGACCCCCGACAATGTCGCCGGGCCGAACACTCGGTCTCGCTGCTACGCTCTTGCCGCGGCTTCTGAGTGGGGTGGTAAGACCTTCCCATTCGGAGTGGCCTTCACGCAGTCTGTGGTCGGCACTGAGCAGGACGGGGTCTGGGGAGAGGCCTCCGAGGAGGCTCACGACGCTACCGTAGAGGCCGTTCAGGCTGCAGTCGGCGCAGAGGTCGATGGCGTCTACGGCGCTGAGACAAACACCAAGGTGAACGCCCTGCTCGACAGGGCCGAACAGCCGTAGGAGGCTCAAAATGGCAGCGCCATACTGTACTTTAACGGGAACTATTCCCGGAGGAGAGAATGGTCGGGCTCTTGTCCGAATCGTTCCTGACGTGAAGGGCGCTACGGCTACCGTTGAAGGTGCCGCAGTCTCGATGCGCGAGCACATGGTTCGGACAGACCAGGCTGGCGCTGTCAACATCGAGGTGCTGGCTCCGGGCGCTGGAGTGACCCCCTCTGGCGCCTGGACCCACACCATTTATATCGATTCCCCCAAGTTCGACATCGTCAAGCACGTTGCTCTGACGCAGGGTGGAACTATTGACATCATGTCCGCCGACCCCACATCAGAGATCTCACCCCTTCCGTTCGGCGGTGGAGGTGGTGGCGGTGGAGCTGGTGTACCTGGTCCCCGTGGTCCACAGGGACCAACCGGGCCCAAGGGTGACCCAGGTCCTCCCGGACCTAAGGGTGACGCTGGCGAACGTGGACCTGCCGGTCCAGAAGGACCACGTGGCCTTCAGGGCCCACCTGGACCTGCTGGCGGTGGAGCTGGCGGAACCCCTATCCCTGGTCCCGAAGGACCGAGAGGCCCTGTTGGCCCTCCTGGACCGAAGGGAGATCCGGGAATTCAGGGTCCTCCTGGACCAAAGGGGGATAACGGTCTCCCCGGCCCTACCGGTCCCGCCGGAGCAAATGGCCAACCAGGACCCAAGGGTGAGGTCGGTCCTGCTGGCCCTCCTGGACCGCAGGGTCCTCCCGGACCTGCAGGAGAGCGTGGCCCCGCCGGTCAGGATGCGGTTACCCCTCAGCTCGACAACTACCTCACCAAGGCTGAGGCTGCTCAGACTTATGGCGAGAAGGCTGACGTCGAGGACGCACTCCGACAGACCAACCCGTTCAAGAACGGCGCTCGATACTACTCGCCGGTAACCTACTACTGGCCCGACTACTACCAGGACGGAAAGCCTGGGCAGTTCTCAAAGTGGGCACAGACTCTGAAGTTCCGGGACAACCTCGGGTACGTCATCCTTAACCGCAACAGCGGTGACTGGGAGGCTCAGGAGGTAGACTTCCAGAAGCAGGGTGAGCTCGCTCTTGGTGCTGGCGCTAAGCGAGTTCTGTTCTACATCAAGACTCAGTACGGAGCAGCAATCAATCCCGATGCCGAGGAGAACCGAGGTATTCCTAATGCGGCTAAGTTCACCAAGGAGTACATCCTTGAGCAGCTGAAGCGAGCCAAGCATTGGTATGGTGATCTAGTACAGGGCGTCTTCCTCGACGAGGTTATCAACGGATGGGATGCCCGGAAGGACCGCCTTCCGTGGTATAAGGATCTGATAGACACGATCCGCCGTGAGAACGGACTGGACTTCGTGATCGCCATCAACACCGGATCCAACATCTCTCAGGCGATGTGTGATCTGGACTTCGACGTCTGTATGATGTTCGAGGGAACGGCTAAGAAGTTCCTCGAGGAGGATCCAACTTCGCCGATTCTTCCAGACCACATGAAGGCTTATCCGTCCACTCGATGGTGGGCAGTGGTACACTCCGTCACTTCGGAGAACTACCAGAAGGTCTTCGATAAGGCAGACAACCTCGCAATCAGCCACCTCTACGTCACCGACGGCTTCCTTGTTGAGGATCCTCAAAATGGTGGTCAGTGGCACCCGGTTGGTAACCCGTACGATAACCCTCCGGGCGCTGAGATCCGTGAGCTGATTATCCCGTGGCTCAAGGGGTACCTGAAGCTCAAGCTGAAGGTCGACAATCTCAAGATTCCGGAGGTCCCGAAGATGATTGTCCTCGGACCTGATGACCCTGTGCCTGCTGGGACTCCGTCCGGGACGGTGATTGTTAGGCGGGCCAAGTAATGGCTAGCGTATTCCCAGTAATTGGTGCATGGTGGGGAGGTAATGGCGCTCGAATAGGTGACGGGCGTCTGATCCGAAAGGGATCCAGCTCCACCCCATTCGAGAGTGCTGCCTATACTGTCGGTGATCGTAAGTGGACGGTCGAGATAACGTATACGGCGGATAGAGATACCCAGATCGCCATGAGAGCGAACTGGTTCCAGGCAGGTAAGCAGAAGACTGATAAACAGGACTTCATTACTACCTGGAATATCCGGGGCGGTACTAATGCGGCGATCAAGTTCGACTTCGAACTTCCAAATAACGCCTATCCAATGTGGACGCCATCCATTGCGGTTCCGGGTACGGCTCAAGACATTACTATCCATAACTTCAACGTCTATGAGATGCCTAAGCCAGGATTGCATGTCCATTTAGCTACTGGTAGCGGATCTGAGGCTAATGGTTTTGGTACTACTTCGCTACGAAGTACCGGTGCTGAGATCGGCGACCTTATAGTTGTATTCTATGCTTCACAGTTTGGAGACACTAAAGCCAGACCTCCTGCCGGCTGGGATTTCCAATACAACCGTGACGCCGGTGGGCGATCTGGGTATGTAGCTGTAAAACGGGCTACAAAAGCTGATCTTGATGTCGACTTTAAGTTCAATAGTGATGTCGCCACCAATGCTAGAGAGAACTTCGTCTTATTCTCGATCGGCGGGGTATCCAACTATAAGATACACACCTGGCAACCAGGTATTCCTGCTCTAGATAAGACTAAGAAAAATCTAGTAGCCGTACAATATCACGCACCATCTTCTCGAGACGAACCAGTATGGTATCCCCCAGGTACTGACCCAATCGCTAGAGGCGGTAAACGTAACCGAGGATCCTCGTGGTCGATGACCATCGGAGCACTGGCTTCGTCAGTGAAGGATTCGTACGGCGCTAAGGCTTATGCCTGGGTAGAACTTGAGGAAGAGAATCCAGAACCTCCAGCCGTAGTCACTCCTGGTATAGAGATTACCGATTCTGGAAATTCCAATCCGGTATTCGTATATTGGAATGGGGAACTGCAGCCGTCTACCATGCGTGCCGTACCAAGAGGATACTCCGATATACACACCATGATGGACACTCGCGGCTTCCTGATCGCCCACAGAGGAGGATCCGTCAGCTGGCCTGAGGCCTCGATCCGGGCATATACAAACGCGGTTATGTTCGGAGCAGGGGCTTTGGAGGTCTCATGTCAGAAGACGAAGGATGGAGTCTGGTTCCTGAACCACGATCGCACCCTCCAGCGTGTGGATAAGACGGCTCCAGATACCCCCGTCACCGAGATGACATGGGCGGAGATCCAGAAGTTCACCACTATGGGCGAGCCCTTCATGACGGTTGAGGAGTACTTCGCAGCATATGGCTCGAGTCACATTACAGTACTCGATCCTAAGTATTCCGCGGCTCAGTGGGAGGAGCTGAAGAAGTTCTTCCCTTCTGATGCCCACGGTCGAATCATCTGGAAGTTCTCCATCGACGCCGGATGGCTGGCTAATCAGTGGAAGGCGGATGGTTGGAAGTGCTGGGGATACTCGTATCCAGATCATGTAACTGATGGCCGGATCAACGAGTGGCACAAGCCATGGGACTACATCGGTATGTCCTTCGATGCCAGCGATGAGGTTTGGAACCGAACTACCGGACTCGGCAAGCCGGTATGGGGGCACATCTGCCCAACCCGAGACGCCTACGACCAGGCTATGGCCAAGGGCGCCATCGGATGTATGGTCTCTGGAGTGGCCAACATCTACTCCGAATCTCTAGTCTAGGAGAATCATGATTACAATCGAGAGCCAGGGAGACTGGAAACTCACCAGGAATTGGTTTGACAGAATGACGAAGTTAGACCTGGCTCTGATCATGAATCAGTTCGGCAAGGAGGGGGTTTCTGCTCTCAAGGCGGCGACCCCCTCCAGGTCGGGCGAGACAGCAGCTAGCTGGAACTACGAAGTCACGAGAACCGGCAACAACTGGCAGATCACCTGGACTAACTCACACGTAAACAACGGCGTGAACATCGCCGTCATCTTGCAATATGGTCACGGTACTCGTAATGGCGGGTATGTCGTCGGCCGAGACTACATCAACCCCGCTATCAGGCCCGTATTCGACAAGATAGCGAAGAAGGCCTGGAAGGAGGTCACCAAGTAGTGGCTACTATTGACGAGCGGGTAGTCTCGCTCAAGATGAACAATAAGCAGTTCCTGTCTGCGATCAAGGAATCCGCGTCCAGTATGGACAAACTCAAGGAATCCTTGAAGCTTCAAGGTGCCGCTGACGGCCTATCTCGAGTCGGAGAGATTGCTAAGAACACCACACTCGGTGACCTGGCGACGAAGGCTCTCGACATCGGCAAGAACATGACAGTCATGCAGGGCTTGGCGGTTACCGCATTCGGTGGAATTGGTGTCGCGGCTCTTAATGCTGGTCGAAGCGTGGTCTCTGGTTTCATAGGAACCATCAAAGATGGCTTTAATGAGTATGAGCTCAAAATGAGAGCCATTCAGACCATTATGGCCAACACAGTTGAGAAGGGGACCACCCTCAGCGAGGTTAAGACATCTCTGGCCGAGCTGAACACCTATGCTGATAAGACGGTGTACAGCTTCAGTGACATGACTCACGCCATTGGTCTGTTCACCGCCGCAGGCGTTGACCTACAAACCTCTGTGGCGTCGATTAAGGGTCTGTCCAACCTCGCAGCGGCCTCGGGTTCAACTGCCCAGCAGACCGCCACTGCGTACACCCAGCTCTCGCAGGCTATCGCGGCTGGCGCTGTCCACCTTCAGGACTGGAACTCGCTAGTCCAGGCAGGCATGGGCGGTGAGTCATTCAGGAATGCCCTTATCGAGACCTCCCGAATGATGGGTACTGGTTATGATGAGGCTATTGCTAAGGATGGGAACTTCCGAGAATCCCTGAAGGAAGACTGGCTTACTGCCCAGGTCATGACGACCACCCTTACTGCCCTAACGAATGACCTCTCTGAGGCTCAGCTCGTTGAGATGGGATACTCAGAGGAGCAGGCGCATAAGCTTAAGCAGTTCGCTCAGGGCGCATTCGATGCAGCAACCAAGATCCGGACCTTTAGTCAGCTAGTCGACACCACTAAGGAAGCTATAGGTTCCGGATGGGCCGAGACGTTCGAAATTCTGTTCGGTGACTTTGAAGAGGCATCAGTTCTATTCACGTCTATTGGTGACTGGCTTGGTGGGGTAATTAAGTCTAGCGCCGATGCTCGAAATGGGTTCCTCCAGATGTGGAAGGACCTTGGTGGACGCACCGCCCTCGTTCAGGGTCTTGCAAATATCTTCTGGGCTATAGTTAAGGTACTCGGCCAGATCGGTACTGCCTTCCGACGAGTATTCATGAACGCTAGTGCCGAAGGTCTTGTTCGCATCACCAAGGCGTTTGAGAACTTCACGTCTAAGCTCATCATCACGAACAACTTTGCCGAGAAGCTTGAGTGGACGTTCACAGGGGTCTTCTCGATCTTCCATATCTTCGCCACCATCCTCGGCGAGGTAGCTCAAGTCATCTTCACGGTCGCCTCACACATTATCAGCGCACTATTCCCAGCGTTCACAGGGATCAACTCTGGCGTATTCCAGATTACGAAGGTAATTGGCAAGGCTATCTACTGGTTTGACCAGTGGTTCACCAAGCTAGACCTTGGCGGAAAGATACTCAAGCTGCTCCTACCTCCGATTGACCTAGTCGGTAAGGCAATCAAGTGGGTTTCAGACAAGATCCATGACTTCATTATGTGGATCGACTTCACAGGAAAGGTCAAGGGTGCCGGAGAGGGGCTTAAGAACCTCGCTTCGAAGTTCGGACTCGTCAAGGACGCTCTTAAGAACTCGGTTATCGGTCGAGAGTTCTCTGCCGCGATGGATTCCATCCACAGCGGAGTAGACAAGGCCAAGTCCAAGATCAATGAGTTCGCAGGAAGCGTCGGAGACAAGTTAAAGGCTAAGCTGGTTTCCGGCAAAGCCGCTTTGTCCGACTACTTCCAGGGCTTCAACCTAGGAGATATGTCTTCGGCTGAGGCAATTGTCGCTTCTCTGGGAACCAAGTTCGATGAACTCGGTCAGAAGCTCAAGATCTCTGAGAAGGTCCAGTGGCTCAAGGAGAAACTCATTGAGCTGAAGGATGCACTTGTCGATACGTGGAACACTATTCAAAATAGTAGTGTTTGGGACCACCTTGGTAAGGCTTTCTCCGACATCGGTGGTAAGGTCAAGGAAGTAGCGGTCTCATTCCGCGACTGGGTTAACGGTCACGGTGAGGTCAAGGCCAAGGCTAAGGAAGCTGCGGGAGCAGTTTCAGAGGTTGGGTCTGCCGCAGCCCAGGCTGCTAAGGAGACAGGTCAGGCCGCTAAGGAGAACTTCCTCAAGAAGTGGTTTGAGGACATTAAGCAGGTCGCTCAAGCCGTACACCTTCCGGAACTCTTCGACACTATCAAGCAGAAGTTCGTCGAGTTCAAGGACTTTGTCGTTAACACCTTCGCCCCCAAGGTGAAGGAGGGCGCAAAGAACGCATTCGGCTCTATCGGTACCGCGATGAGTCAAGCGAACTCCAACCTCAAGTCTTATGACATGGGCAAGATCCTTGTCGGGGCCATTGGCGGAGGAGTGCTTATCGCCTTTACTCGATGGATCAACTCCTTTAAGGAGAACTTTGACAAGATCGGAAATGTTGCTGACAAGCTCGGTAACGTCTTCGATAAGCTCGGCGGAGTCCTCGAGGCATTCGAGCAGAAGGTTAAGGCTAAGGCTCTCCTAACGATCGCTATTGCCCTCGGAGTTCTTGCGGGTGCGCTGATCCTGATGTCTCTGGTCCCTGCGCCAAAGCTACTAGTCACTCTTGCGGTCTTGAAGTTCCTATTCAAGATGATGGATGACATGCTTGAGTCCATGACTAAGATGGTGGCCTTCAAGAATGACAGCGTTCGTATTGTGGCTATGCTCATCGCTATGGGCGCAGCCATGATCTTGATGGCGACAGCTGTCAGAATTCTTGCCGGAATGGACCTCAAGGGCGCCGTGGTCGGTCTTGCTGCTATGAAGATCCTGATGATGACCATGCAGGAGTTCATGACTAAGATGGCTGCCACCAAGGGCGTCGAGAAGGGCGCTGGAATCCTTCTTGCTCTTGCTGCGTCCTGTGTCATTCTGTCTCTGGCAGTATACACTCTTGGGTCCATGGATACTGGTAAGGCTATCCAGGGGGTCGTAACCCTCGCTGCGGTTGTGGCGATCCTGTCTGGATTTATGATGGTCGTCAGCAAGGATCCCTTCATGGGTAAGGGCGCAGCGATTCTTCTATCTCTTGCCGTATCATGCAACATCCTTGTAGCGGCTATCTGGATGCTCGGGACTATGGACACCGGTAAGCTTCTCCAGGGTGTCATTGCTTTGGGTGTTATTATTGCGGAGCTATCCGTAGCAATGGCAATTGCAGGCAGAGCCAATGCTCGTGGAGCAGCAGCTATCATTGCTATGTCAGCGGCAGTTATTGTCTTGACTGGTGCGGTAGCCATTCTCGGCAACATGGATATCATGACGCTAGCTAAGGGACTCATTGCTCTGGCAGCAGGTCTGGCGATTCTAGCCATTTCAATGGCGGCAGCAGACGCCTTCAAGGAAGGTGGAATTGCTCTAGGGATCGCCTCTATCGCATTCCTGGCCCTGGCCTCAGCGATGAAGACCTTGTCTGGAATCACCTGGACCCAGCTTGCGATAGGTCTTATTGCTCTCGCAGGTGGTATGCTAATTCTGGTGGCTGCCGCGGCTGGTGCTCAGTACTTCGCAGTTGGTATGATTATTCTTACTGCGGCACTACTAGCGCTAGGTCTGGCACTACTTCCGATCTCAATCGGTATGGCTGCCTTTGCCGCTGTGTTGGGTATTTGTGCCACAACCGGTGCAGCGGCATTTTTGGTCTTGACCGAGGGACTGAAGCAGCTTGCGGCGATTCTGCCCCAGGTGGCGATCGATGTGGCCACAGCTATTGCCAACTTCATCATCACACTAGGAGCAAAGGCCCCTGAGCTGGCGGTGGCCATGGCAGCATTGCTTGGAGCGATCATCTATGCCATTAATGCCAACATCCCTGGCATTGTCGCAACGTTGTTCATCCTGATCCAGGCGATGCTCACTGAGCTGGCTAACCATGCCTACGAGTTCGGCGAAAAGGGCGCCACGATCCTGGCAAACTTCCTGAACGGAATTGCTGACAACATCGGCAAGGTCATTGACGCTGCCACAAATGTCATCCTCAACTTCCTTGATGGAATTGCTAGGAATGGTCCGAAGATCATCGACAAGGGTATGTGGACGGTCCTCAAGCTTCTTGAAGGTGTTCGCGATGCTATTAACAAGTACGCTCCTCGTTTCAACAAGGTTGGTCGAGAGATTGCTTGGGCTATTGTCGACGGTATGACCAACGGTCTCGCATCCAAGGCCTGGAGCTTCGGTGAGTCTATGCTGAACGTAGCCAAGAAGGGCTACAACAAGGTCAAGAGCTACTTCAAGATCCACTCTCCTTCTCGACTGATGATGGAACTTGGAGGATATGTCGGTGAGGGTCTTGCTATAGGTATCGAGGATACTGGTGATCGTGTTGCTGATGCCGGCGGTAGTATGGCTGGTGCAGCTTACGACGCTATGTCAAAGGCGCTCGACGGAGTAAACGAACTCATCGAGGACGACCCATCCTTCAAGCCGGAAATCAAGCCTATTCTGGACCTCACCGAGATGCAGAAACAGGCTAAGGGCATCAACAACTTCATGCCCGCCATCGGAGTCACAGCTCAGGCAGCTAATGCTGCTCGACCTCCTGCTCCGATCGCAGTTGACAATTCTGACAAGAATGGTCAAAATGGTGTTACAAACATCACCTTCAACCAGACCAACAACTCGCCTGAGGCGCTGGATGCGGCTACTATCTACCGCAACACCAACACTCAGCTTGCTATGGCAAAGGACAAGTTGACACTATGATCTCAGAGATCTCGTCCACGACAAAGTCGGGGGATCGTCTAACCATCGACATCACGAACCCCTACGAGTCGGGGGTCGCGGTCAAGGAGATTACTGGTCTGGGGCCAGTAAAGGCGGACATCAGCACTGATGGATTCGCCCTGCTGGACGGAGCGTTCCTTAAGGGGATCAGGGTTGGTACTCGTACTGTGGTACTGACTCTGATCCCCTGGGGGACCGACATTCAGGAACTCCGACTCAAGACATATTCCTACTTCGGAGTCGGGGAGACCATTACTCTCGGTGTGACAACCGACTGGCTTAACGTGCACTCCGACTTCATCGTCGAGTCCGTCGAGCCGAACATCTTCTCTGAGCGGCAGGAGATCCAGGTCTCCCTTCTTGGACTAGACCCGTATTGGAAGTCCTCTGCTACTCAGATTCAGAAGGTCGTGGGCTTCAATGATAACACCCCCACCTTCGAGTTCCCGTTCTTCTCACAGGACAACCACAAGCTCAAGTTCGGTGACATGACCAACTCCTCGGGTAAGGACATCAGATACCTTGGTGACTACCCGGCCGGTGTTACGATCACCGTCGAGTTCCTTGGTACGGTTAGTAACCTTATCCTGAGTAATACGACTTTCAACGAGACAATGTCCATCTCTCGAGCTGGAAACTTCTATGCCGGAGAGAGTATTGTTGTGGACACCCGACCCGGTAAGAAGTCAATCACTCACCAGGCTCGAGGTAGGAAGTCCTACATCACCGGTGTTCTGGCGCCAGGTAGTACCTGGATTCAGATGCACCCGGGAATCAACACGATCGCCCTTCAGTATGCTGGAGGCGTTGACGACGTGAACGTCTCTATGGAATACGATACGCTTTATAGGGGGATCTAATGCAGCTGTTCTTCGCGTTCCTTCACAACTACAACTCGTGGATTGAGGTTCCGAATAACTTCTACTCCCTCAACTGGACTGAGCGGGCCTATGACTACGGCCAGTTCGAGCTCCAGCTCTACTCGGATCAGCCTGGCTATGAGTACAGTCTCGGGAATCTGTTTATTCGAGATGATACCTCGACCGCCATGGTAATCGAGACGGCCACGGTTAAGCAGGAGGATGACGGTGTCTACCTCCACAAGTATACCGGTCGCTCTCTCGAGTCGATGTTTGAGTGGAGAGTCCTACCTCACAGGCAGTGGATTGAGCCCGACAAGAATGGCCAGTTCAATGCGCAGATGACGGCTGAAAACCTGGCCCATGCGCATCTTGGTAAGGATGCAGAAGCGGCTCGTAGGATTGATAACTTCAACTTCCATCGAGAAACTCGAGTGTCTCAGATGGCCTACGTCAACGACACTGGGCAGAAGATCCAGGACGGGAAGTGGATCATCTATGACCGAGCCCCCATCTCGGAGATGTTCCGGAACGTCTTGTCGGCATGTAAGCCGAACGGATATTCTCTCTTCTACAAGATCAAGCTCGAGAATCAGGGCATTCACTGCTACGTAACTGCGCCGCATCTCATCAATACGATCACGCTCGCTCAGGAGAATGACAACTTCTCCGACTTCGAATCAGTGGACTCCATTGTCGATAAGAAGAGTACGATCTATGAGGTCTGGGACTCCGGCGATGTGGATATGAAGTGGATTGCTGACGGTAGTACGCACACTCGGGCGCACACACTTCGGTCTGAGAATCCAATTACTCGACGAGAAGTCTTGTGGGATAATACTCAGGTCCACAAGCCTTACTCGATCAAGGACTGGAAAGCGCTTACTGATCTTCAGCGGAAGCATATCACATCCCTGAGCGAGGTATGGTATCCCTTCTGGGTGCTGGACGCTATGTTCCCGAAGTATACCCCGCTCAAGATGATCTCGGGTAAGATCAATAGCTTCTCCAATGTTGAATACCGTACTGGGTTCGATGTCGGAGATATCTTCTACTACGTCCCCTCGGGCAGCAACGCAGAGCCAATTGAGTGCCAGCTGACTGAGATGACTGAGTCTTGGTCCAGTAGTGGGTTCTCTCGAGTGCCCACTATCTCAATGTCGTCTCGTACCAAGTGGAATGGTGACGGCTTCCGTATCGACTTCACTCGCGGTGGCCCCGGAGAGGTCATTGCTCCTCGAGAAAGGGATTAATGCATGGCCATTTCTAGTGGTTTCTACAACTCGGTGAATGGTGACCGGACATACGATGCGGACCAGTTCGGATCGCTCTTCGACGGGATTATCGCACCGGGTGTCTTCCCCAACGTGGGCGACAAGTTCCGAGTCCGCCCAACCAACAACGGTATGTCCGTCTATGTCGGTGCGGGTAAGGCTTGGCTGAATAACCGATGGGTCGAGAACTCCGGCGACGAGACGGTCGCTATCACGGGTTCTCACGCAACACTGGACCGAATCGACCTGGTATGTATCGAGGTTGACCGATCCAAGGCCGTTCGCGGTGCCAAGATCAAGGTGGTCCAGGGTACCCCTGCGGTTACCCCTCTGATTCCGAATGTGGGGGACAGTGGTGACCGACAGACCTTCGCTCTGGCGCAGATCAAGATCATCAAGAACTCTCGACAGATTGTTGCCGAGAACATCATCAACCTTGTGGGTAGTGCTCGTACTCCTTATGTTCGCGGCCCTCTCGAGACGATCAACCTGGATGCTCTCCAGGCCAAGCTGCAGGGCGAGTTCAACGCCTGGTTCGAGTCTGTTCGAGATGCACTGGCTAACGCTGGTGGTAATACCTCGACAGATGTAGCCAACCTCAAGGTTAGTGATAAGAACCAGAACGATCGTATTCAGGCCGTCGAGGGTCGAGTCGCGGGGACTGAGCTCAAGATTACCCAGATCAACGAGAAGTTCACCAACTCGGGATCTGTCTATGGGATGTTGAACGAGTCGAACGCGGGTGTCCACAACTCGATCTACCGAGGTGCCTCACTGGGTAACTCGGTGTCTCCGTACCTCCAGGCGATTCGAAGTGGATCGTTTTCGGGCATATACCTCGGTGACTACTGGACATACTCTGGTGTCACCTGGCGGATCGTGGCGTTCAACTACTTCATCAATATCGGTGAGCCGCCCTTCCGCCAGAACCATATCGTGGTAGTTCCCGACCGGTCTCTGTTCCGAGAGGCTTGGTCTACTACCATTCCAGATCAGCGCTCGTATGTGGACTCGACTCTCAACCAGTCCACTATGACTCAGGCCAGTCGTATGGCGGAGTCTCTGTTCAACAGGTCCAACATGGTTGGCGTATGGACTCGAGTCGCTACTGGGTACGATGGTAACGGCGCAGTCAGGGATTGGCGCTGGTATAACCCGCACATCAATATCATGGACGAGGCCATGCTCTGGGGAACGTCGATCTTCAACGATCCCCTCGCCAAGGGTATGCACCACAACCAGTTCCCCGCCTTCAGGCTAAACCCCGCCCTTGTTAACATTGAGGAGGAGTACTGGCTTCGTGAGCGTGCCTCGGCTCAGACTGCGGTCTACATGAAGTCCACGGGCCAGTTCTCCCACGCCCCGATTAACTACTCACTCGGGGTACGGCCCTATCTAGCGATCGGTTAACATGCAGCACTTCGGATTCAACCCCCTGACCGACATCGTCCTTGCGATATTCTTGTCGGTTCTGGGATCTTCCGGGATGTGGGCTTGGATCATGAAGCGCAGTGAGCGGAAGTCCGCCACGTCTAGGCTTCTGCTCGGAATGGCCCATGACCGGATTGTATATGTCGGGAAGACATATCTTCATCGAGGATTTCTCACCCTCGACGAGTATGAGGACTTCATGAAGTATCTTGTAGAGCCCTATTCTGAGTTCGGGGGGAATGGGCTTGCTGAGAAGATAGTGAATGAGGTAAAGAATCTTCCTGTCGTCCCCACCCCTAGACCCCCGGCGAAGAGGAAAACATATGGCAAAGCACCTTCAGGAGAGTAAGTTGAACAACAAGTCCTACGACATCCTCAAGTGGGTTGCACTGGTCGCCCTTCCGGCTACCTCTGCTCTCTACCTCACGCTGGCGGCTCTGTGGCACCTGCCTCACCCGACTGAGGTCGCTGGGACGATCGCCGCGATCGACACCTTCCTGGGTGTGCTTCTCGGTGTGAGCTCCAACAAGTACCAGGGTACCCAGCCCTCCGGCGCCCTCCATGTGTCTGAGGACCAGGGGATCCACGCCACCTTCGACCAGGGCGTCGCCGAGATGCTCCGGAACGGGAAGGTGACGCTGGACGTCAAGCAGGTCTAAGCGAGAAAAACCTGCGGTATAATGAACCCCTAGAAAGGAGCCCATCCATGAAGAACCCTGACCCCATTCAGCAGACAATTGAAGCTGCTCTTAAGGAGGCCGAGCTTCACGATCCTTCTAGTGAGGACTACACCACAATTGCTCGAAATGTCGAGACTCTTGCAAAAGCCAAAGCCCTTGGCGAGAGCAAGAAGCTCAGCAAAGATGCAATTCTCGGTGCAGCTACTTCACTGGCCGGTATCGTAGCCGTCCTCCAGTACGAGCGACTTGCAGTCGTCAGCTCGAAGGCGTTTGGTTTGATCATGAAGGTTAAACCCTTCTGAGATTCGCCTGGCCCCCTGTGCTATACGCATGGGGGGCTGGGCTTATCTTTTTTTTCGCGTAGAAAACGGGCTCTATATTGAAACCCGTCATAGAAAGGACACTCTCATGAACCTCTCTCCCGCCGCTGCACAGGCCGCCCTCGACTACGCCGAGGAGCTTGCTGCTACTGGACTGAGCTCTGAGCAGTACGACCACTACTACCTCTGACACAGTTCTAGATCCCGCCATGGGATCTAGGCTTATCTTTTTTTGCCTAATCACACCAGTCACAGGAGTCGCAGAAATAACACATGGTATATTGAAGACCCTTAGAAAGGAACCACAATGACCACCCTCCTCGCTCTTGTCATCGCCCCCTTCGTCGTCATCGGCACCCTGCTGATTGTCGCCGAGATGGTTGGCAAGAAGAAGACCTGGAACTTCTGATCCTACCACCTTCCAGCCAAAGATCCCGCCATGGGATCTAGGCTTATCTTTTTTTTTTCGCAAGATAAACCAGCCCTATATTGAAGATCCTACGAAAGGAAAGACTATGCTCTACATCGCCCTCTGCCTTGTCACCATCCTCAGCATCTTCTTCGCTGTTGCTCACGAAGAGCAGAAGTACACCGCCTTCAACCTCAAGGCCCGCGTACGGACGCTCGAAGTTGAGAACGCGAAGTTGCGCGCTGAGCTGATGACTGATGAGGAATGGGATACGATGGTGGAACAGGCTCTCGCCGTTTCCCGTTGATCCAAGTTCTATACCCCAACATGGGGTATAGGCTTTCCGCGAGAAAAACCATGCCTTATATGAGACCCCTCTAATTTGAAAGGAAACCCTCATGACTGAGACCACCGACACCACCGTTGAGACCAACGAGAAGATTGTCGAGTTCAAGTTCAACAAGGACGCTGTCCTGCCCGCTATCAAGCGCAACTCCAAGAAGTTGATTGCTGGCGCCGCTGTATTCGCAGCCGGTACCGCTCTCACCCTCATGGCGTTCCGCTCGGTTCCGGACACGGACGAGCCTGAAGAGCTTGAGCACGATGACCTCGATGAGCTCGATGAGATCGAAGCCTCTGAAGAGACCGACTGAGACCTCATCCTATATCCCGACCTGGGATATAGGCTTTTCTAAGACCCGCGAGAAAAACCGGTCCTATATTGAAACCCCTCCGTTTGAAAGGACCACTCATGACCCGCATCATCGTTTCTGTCATCAAGAGCGCTGTTTTCATCCTCGGAATTGTTCTCGCCTCCTGCTTTATTGGCAGGGGTGCGAACTCCCGGATGAAGCACGTTGTTGGTGTTCAGCAGCGCTTCATCGCGCGCCGTGATCGTAAGATCAACCGCTGGTAATTCAGCACTATACCCCGACTTGGGGTATAGGCTTTTCCTCGAGAAAGGAGCACACATGTTCGAGGAACCACCGATCTACTACATCCTGATCAGTCTCATCTTCCTGATCGTCTTCGGAGCAATCAGCTTCGCAACCTGGCTTGTGTGGCTGACGAACGTGGCCTTCTTCGTCAAGCTGGTCATCACCGCAATAGGATTCCTGTTTGCGGCTTTCACTGTCATCCTCTACACGATCTCGGCGGAGTGATATGTTAGTCGTACTTCTCGGTCCAAGTTGTTCAGGAAAGTCCACATTCCAGAAGGAGCTGGTTGAGAATGATGGGTACCATGCAGTCCGCACTGCAACGACCCGACCTAAGCGTGTGGGAGAGGACCTATCTTCCTACTACTTCCTCAAAGATCAAAGCTTTGCTGAATGGGAAGTACGGGGTGACCTCCTTTGCGTCGAAACCTTCAGAGGCTGGCGGTACGGGGTACCACGTGACGAGATTACCAGGAGGGGAGACCGCCCTAATCGAGTTGTCATCCTCACGCCCGGAGGTGTCATGGAGCTCCTATCACGACACACAGAAGTCATCACCTCCGATGCGCTGTCCATCCTATACCTCGGAGTCGACGGAGCAACCGGAGAGTCGCGAGCCTGCAAGCGAGGAGATTCTCGACGAGAGTACCTTAGACGCATGGCGGCGGACTCTATCGATTTTCGGCACTTCCCTAGGGAGAATGGCGTCTGGGAGTTCACCCCAGATTTTATCCTGGATTGTGTCAACAATCCTCAGAACTACAAAATGAAGCCCCGCCTCAAGCGAGTTGAAAGGAAGCACTCATGACCGCGATCTGGTGGACACTCTATATTCTCGGAGCCTTCACAATCGTCATCGTCTGGCTCAACCTGATCACCCTCTTTATCCGGGGATGCACCTACATCTTTAAGTCCGAGTGGTGCAAGGTCAAGGTTGTTGAGGGACCCCCTGGACCTCGTGGAGAGCGGGGTGAGAAGGGTGATCGTGGTGAGCGCGGACTTCCTGGTACAGCGGGCAGCTTCGTGTTCAACGATCACGCCAAGGCCACAATCAAGGCGGTAATGCGAGAGCAGGGTATTCTCTCTCGTAAAGACATTGAGTCTCTCATCCGTATGGAGGTCGCTACACATCTGGCTAAGCTTGAGATCTCGCACACGACATATCCCGGTCTACACCAGGAAGTTCTGAACATCAAGACCAAGGAGGACAAGTGATCAATGCGAACGGTGTTACGCAATTCTTCAAGACTAACGCTCCGGCTATTCTCACGGCCTCGGCATGCGTCGGGACCGTTGCTACGGCCATCCTCGCAGCGAAGTCTACTACGCTCGCAGTCGAGAAGATCGCAGACTACTGTGAAGCCAATCTTCGCTCACCCGAAGACCTCTCTTGGAAGGAGAAGTTCGCAGTATCATATCGAGTATATATTCCCCCGGCCATCGCAGGCGTATGCACTCTGGTATCGATCATCGCGGCGAATCGTATTCAGTACTCTCGAGGAGCGGCGTTCGCACTGGCTTACACAGGTTCGGAGGCGGCGTTTAAGCGATATCGAGAAGCGGTGGCGGACGTGGTTAAGCCGAAGGACCGCGAGAAGATTAAGGCCCGCGTTGCAGAGAAATCGGTTCAAGATGCTGGCAAACCTGTGTCCGGATCCGTTCTGGTCGCTTCCTCCGGAGACGTCCTCTGCTATGATGTATTCTCGGGACGATATTTCAAGTCCGACATTGAAACAATTCGTCGAGTCGAGAACAACATCAATGGACAGCTCAATCTCGAGTGTTATGCCTCTCTCAATGAGTTCTACAATGGCCTCGGGATTCCTCCCATCGCGGCCGGGGAACTGGTAGGCTGGTCCGAGCCGAACTCCCTCTCTGTCGAGTTTGGTTCTCAGCTGACGGAGAAGGGCGAGCCTGTCCTGACCGTCGACTTCCTTGTGTCTCCCAAGGAAAACTACTTCAAGATCAACTGAAAGGAAACCATCAATGTTCTCTCACATCATCCGCGTCCGTGGTATCTTCGACGACGAGCCAACCACCAAGAAGCTGTACTTCCACATGTCTCGCCGTGAGATGTTCGACTTCATCAAGCGGTATGACAACGTCACCAACTTCGAGAAGTGGCTTCAGGCTGCGATCGACAACGAGGATCTGTACACCATGATGAAGTTCTTCGACGACCTCATCGGTACCTCGTATGGTGAGCGCCAGGGTGAGCGCTTCGTCAAGTCCGAGCAGATCAAGGAGTCCTTCCTCAACTCGCCGGAGTACGAGGAGCTCTTCGACCAGCTCATGGACAATCCGGCTCTCGTCCGTGAGTTCTACAACGGTATCCTGCCTGAGAAGATCATGAAGCAGGTCCAGCAGGATCCGAAGTACAAGGAGCTCGACGACAAGCTCAAGGAGACTGAGCTCAACAACCTCTGATCCATATTTGGGGGCCCTGGAGAAATCTGGGGCCCCCACCTCCTTGAAAGGAGCCACCTTGGCTAACGCACCGATCCGTCCGAACCTCCCGTCTAACAGCAAGCTCCCCGAGCGCAAGAAGGTCGAGCAGGTCACCACTGCCACCGTCACCAAGAAGAAGTCTAGCTTCGGAACGAAGGCTGTATCTGCTTTCGTTGGAGAGGATATTCACAATGTCGGCGAGTATCTACTTTACGATGTTACGATCCCTGCTATCAAGAACACACTCTCGGATCTGGTCAGCCAGGGCATCGAACGTCTCCTCTTCGGAGAGTCTTCTCCTCGAGCTCGCAGCTCGTCCGGGGGGTCCCGTGTCTCCTACGGATCATATTCTCGACCAGGCTCAGCACCAGGCAATCGCCGAGACGCTTCTCCTCGTACACGTCGATACCATGATTTCTCAGAAATCGAGCTCGAGTCCCGAGATGAAGCTTATCTCGTTATCGACCGACTCGGAGACATCATCGAGGAGTACGGTCTTGCCACCGTCGCCGATCTCTACGATCTCTGCGGTATCACTACCGAATACACTGACGAGAACTGGGGCTGGACTTCGGCCCGGTACATGTCGGTGATTCGTAGCCGTCGTGGCTACATGCTTCAGCTCCCGAAACCTGACCACATCAATGCACGATGAATCCTCAGCAAGTGCGGCTTGAGCTTATCGCCGCCTACCCATTCTCAGACAAGTGGCGTCGCCGTGTTGAACGCATGGAAGACGACCAGGCAATCGCTATCTATCTTCGACTCAAGAAAGCAGGACGTATCAAATGAATCTCGGAATTGTTACCCGCCTCGCTGGACGCGCTGGGCTGGTTCTCAGCAAGCACGCCCCCACCATTCTGACTGCAGCCGGTACTGTCGGCTTCATCGGGACCACTGTTCTCGCCTCCAAGGCAACCCTCAAGGTTGAGGAGACTCTGGCTGAGGAGACTGCTCTTCTCGTCAAGGTCCACGAGGCTCACGAGGACGGCAAGCTCACAGACAAGGATGCCACTCGAGACAAGGTTATCCTCTACACCCGAATGAGCACCAAGCTCGCGAAGCTTTATGCCCCTGCCCTTATTCTCGGTGCCGCCTCAATCGCCTCCCTGGTGACTGGACACGGCATCATGCTCAAGCGGAACGCCTCTCTCGCTGCAGCATACGCCGCTGTTGATCAGGCCTTCAAGACCTACAAGAAGAAGGTAGAGTCTAAGTTCGGCAAGGATGCGGTGCTGGACGCTATTGTGTCTGTCGCTGACGAGGACCTCACCAAGGACGAGATGACTCTTGAGGCCATCTCTGCTGTCGACGGAGTCTCGCCCTATGGCGTCATCTTCGACGACGAGAACGTGAACTGGTCCGCTGATGAGGACCTGTCTATGCTGCATCTCAAGTGCCAGCAGCAGTATGCGAATGATATTCTTCAGACTCGTGGACACATCTTCCTCAATGAAGTGTACAAGATGTTGGGCTTTCCCCACACTCCTGCTGGTGCCGTGACTGGCTGGGTCAAGGGTAACGGCGACGACTTTGTCGACTTCAACATCTTCGAGGGCACATTCGAGGGCGAGGACAAGAACGGTCGTACCGTCACCAAGTGGGCGCTGGACTTCAACGTCGACGGCGTGATGTACGACAAGATCTGAGGCGACCATGCTTGACAAGATCGCATATTTCGCAGCCGGGGCTGTCACTGGCGGCCTTGGCGTATATTTCGTTCTTGCTCGCAAGTTCGAGCAGGACTTCCAGGAAGCCACAATCGAGATCAACAAGGAGCTTGCAGAAATTGCTGAAGCGAAGCACAAAGAGCGAGTGGGAGATGGCGCTGATTCAGAGGATCGCGAACCCGATCCTGAGCCGGTGGTACCGAGCGCTGTTGTGGACTACTCTCCGACTCCTGTGGAAGATTCCGACCAGGAGGAAGTGACCAAGCGTACGATGGATCGACAGCACTTCGAGGCCTACCAGATCACCGAAGAGGAGTATCGGGCTAAGGGTCATCAGGAGCATGTCGAGCTCACGTACTACATGGAGGACGATGTCTTCGCTGATAACCGGGGCGTTCCTATGCAGGACACGTCCTGGTTCGATAATATCATCAGCGGTGTGTCTGCCTCTGATTCCATCATCTATGTCCGAAGCATGAGCCGCCACGCGGACTTCGAGATCACTCTTCTCGACGACTCCTACGAGCACTCGGTTCTCGGGGTTGAGTATTACGAGGACTAACAGTGATCGAGGCAGCACCGGATAACTCATATTTCGAGTGGCTTGTCGACCGAACCGGAGACACCCGTAAGGCGGAGTGTCCGGAGGAGTCATATTTGAGCCTGCTCGAGATCATGCACCAGACGCCGTTCCGAGTTACGATTCCGAACGATGTCAACCGTGCACAGGATGGTATTGACCTTCGTAGGGCATTCACTCGGGAGAACCCGGATGTGTCCTACGTCTGGCTTAACGAGCAGTCTTGCTCCATGCTCGAGATGTTCATCGCTTTGGCCGAGCGTATGGACATGATGCTCGAGGATGACGATACACCATATTCTCTGGAATGGTACTTCTGGGAGATGGTGAAGAACTGTGGCCTCTACGACTACAACGATGAGGCCCTGTTCAACCCCCGCCACGAGGAGGAAGTCGACTCCATCCTTGAGCGGATCAACTCGCGGGATTACACCAAGATGGGACACGGATCCATGTTCCCTCTTCGTGCGATCCCGCTTCATGGCGCACGTGATATGCGGAAGGCTGAGCTCTGGGCCCAGATGAATGCCTACGCAAACGAGAACTATATGTAAGGAGCCTCATGGATTTCTACCGAATCTGCGAGCGTACCACAAAGAGTGGAAAGGTGGAAATCTACCCTGAGTTCCTCGTCGGTAGGTCGAGGGATATTCTCATTCAGGGACGAGACTTCCAGGCAATCTGGGATGAGGAGAAGGGGCTCTGGTCTACAGACGAGTTTGACGTCGCTACGTTTGTAGACCGGTCCCTCTTCGAACACCAGAAGAACCACAAGGGTCAGATCGAGACCGTTGTGAAACCGCTGTCTAACTACAGTAACGGACTATGGACCAGCTTCCAGACTTGGAAGTCCAGGCTCCCTGACAACGGGCAGGAGCTTAACGCCAAGCTTATATTTGCGGACAGTACTCCTAGAAAGGAAGACTATGCCACCGCAAGACTCCCGTACTCCCTCGAGGAAGGTTCGCCGGACGCTTGGGGAACTCTCATTGGAACTCTATATGATGAGGATGCTCGACGAAAGCTTGAGTGGCTCATCGGCTCCATCGTGGCTGGAGACTCTAAGCGGATTCAGAAGTTTGCCGTCTTATATGGTCCCCCGGGATCTGGTAAGTCGACAGTTCTCAATATTCTGGAGCTTCTATTCCAAGGATACACAACTACGTTTGATGCGGGATCTCTTGGATCCAAGTCTGATCAGTTCGCGACCAGTACCCTTGGTAAGAGTTCGCTCGTGGCCATCGATCAGGACGGAGACCTCTCTCGTATCGAGACTAATGGTCTTCTTAACAGCGTGGTGGCCCATGAGACGATCTTGATCAACGAGAAGGGTGTTAAACGCTACCCTAAGCGAATCAATGCCCTCCTCTTCATCGGAACCAACAAGCCTGTCAAGATCACTGACTCCAAGTCAGGAATCATCCGACGACTGATCGATATCTCCCCTACCGGGCAAACCGTAGGGGCTGACGAGTATCAGACGCTGATGACACAGATCCGAGACGAGCTTGGTAGGATCGCTAATCACTGTCTTGGGGTTTATCGTAGTCTTGGTA